CTTTGTGAATGCGGCATCTCTTTTATCATGGCTGGGCCGAGAACCAGCCGATTGGCAATACGCGATATGATGGCGGCCGACGTTTTTGGAACGGCCAAGGTTGCGCGAATCACATCCGACAACTCAACCATCATACATTTGGACTTGATGTTGGGATTCATAGATGACACAGCAGTCATTTGGACCGGTGCAAAACGGTTTGTAGTGGATGTTTATGAGAGGATGGGAAAACAGATCGCCTCTCTTCCATTATCCGAATACTTGAAACATCTAGGATACACTCTTTTTGAAATCACGGATAAAGAACAACGCGATTTTGTTTGTAATTTCGTGGTGTTTGACAAGTTTATCTTGGCGACCGAAGGGAGCGAACGTCTGACAAACGCTACGCAAAAACCCTTGATTTGTGTCCCTTTGAACGAATTTAAGAAAATGGGCGGCGGAGTTCATTGTCTTATGAAGAAATAATTATATTTGGTCCGTTTTACCGCCGAGCGTTATGACGCTGAGTCTTCTTTTGCCGAGTCTTCTTCGGTCCCTTATTGCGCGTCCCTCCTTTGGGAGGCGATCCAACAATTGTTTCTGGGTCTGGACGCGGTATTGTTTCCCGGCAACAATGATCTATATACATTATATCTATTTTGGATGTATCTATAAGTGAAGAGTTGTCTTTTTTTACAAATTGTGTCGTTATAAATATATTGGAAATAAGTGTTATTGCTCGCGATGGGTCAAATTTACCACTTTCAGTAATTTGTGTTACATCTAGGCGGGCACGGTTATACACTTTGCCAAACCAGTATAATAACCGATAGAACATGCCAGTATCATTCGGTTTATATCCCTTTTCATTTTTGAATAAACTGTTTATCGCGATTTCATTATTATTGGATCCATATTTATACATTTTATCCAATTCATATAACATAATCATTATTATTCTACTATATTTTGGATGCATGGCTTCAAATGACGGCTTCACCACAAATAATCCCATAATATTCGCAAATACTTGTGAACAACTACTTAGTATTTGCATGTTGGCGGTTGAATTAACCGTTTTTGCCACATAACTATAATCAATTTGATCTCTTCTTATAGAAGCAATCATTTCATTTTTTTCTGTTATTTTGCGGCGTAATTGGAATAATAGGTTGTTAACTGGGTCAGTGAATCCACTACAATCCAGCTCATATTTTACACACATTTCATTTACTGTTTTCAAAGGATCAAACGTAGCATAGGACAAAGGAAATCTCTCTTTTTTTATAAGCTTTTCAGGAATTGATTCGATAAGTTTAATATCCCCATTAATAATTGATATTTCAAAAATCAACCTATCTATATATTGTGGGTTATCCGTTCTGTAACTTTCTATGATTCTTTCGCGGAATGGTTCTTTTTCTTTTGATGACAATTGTTTTCCTCTTTTTCTTGCAACGGCATGTGCCATATCTCGTCCTTCTGTTTCTGTAAAACCATAACCAAATGCTCCTGGAGGGATAACCGACGTAAACAAAATATTCGCTGAATTGGTCATCTTGGTACGCTGACGCTCTGAAACACATTGACTGCCTCCATGACCACTCCCAAATAAAACCAAACTAAATAAATTACTCGGCGGTTCTGCGAGTTTATCTAAAATAGTCTTTATTACCTTAACCACAATACGTGTTGTATTAATTTCATTCATAGTTTCATCATTTAATTCAATATTGTCAAAGACAAATTGAATAAAGTCCGGATTTGTCCCGCCGGTTTCTCTATACTGTGACTCACCTTCTTTCAGCAGATCAATGGTCGGATTGGCAATAAGGTATTTTACAAAACGCCGCACGTTAAAGTCGCCCGTTTTGCTGATAAAATCTTTGCCCGACGGTGGCTCCCACTGGGATTCGCTTGTTATTGTATTTGAATAATAATGTCTACCTTTGTGTTTTTCGGATTCAACTTTTTTCCACACTCCGGGTTTTTGAAATGACGACATGTATCAATATAATATTGGTACATATAAAACCAGAATTATATAGGACCTCTACAAATTGGGCAATTTGCCATATTTCCTCGCATGTCTTTCCACATTTTTAAGCATTTCTTATGGAATGTGTGACCATTCTTTTTACAATATGCTCTATCATTGATTTTAATATTTTCTTCTGACATACATATTGAGCATTCATTTTCTTTATAAGCAAGTTTTACGTATTCGTCACCACGACCTCGCGAACCAAACGGACCATCTATTTCTGATGTACGTGGTAAAAAATGATCACTCCGACTATGTGGATTAACCGGACCAGAATCACTTGTCTTTATTCCAGAATATATTGATTTGTTATTATTCTTGTATTCGGTAAGTGCAGCATCTGCCGTAACCGAAGCTGTCAACAATTTTCTAAAACCAGCTAAAGCGTCACCCTTTTCAAGGGTTGTCAATGATGGATTTTTTATTAGTTGAGATATACGACTAGATGTAGAATACTTTCTCTGTTTATCCGCTAAGTCTTTCAAAACTTTCAGCTCTTTTACAAAAGGGTCTGTTATTTCACTTGCTGTTTTAGATGCGGTTTTAGATGCGGTTTTAGATGCGGTTTTACTTGCGGTTTTAGATGCGGTTTTACTCGGAGTTTTAGTTCCTCCATTGTGCCTAGATCTTCTTTGCTTTTTTTTCTGGGTCTTGTTATTTGCCATTATAAATTGGGCCGATATATTATTTTATTGCGCCTTTGGCTCCCTACGGAAGCCAAAGACGCTTTATAGCAGTGAAGATTTAAAATGGGACATTTTAATTCTTCATCGGTTTAAAACTCCGCATTAAAATCAAACACATCCGTCGCTACCTCCTTATTTGCCATTGCATATTCGCTATTCGTGCGTTCAAAGAAATTGACCTTGCTGTCCACGCTAATCAATTCCATAAAATCCAGCGGATTTGGAACCCCATAAATCTTCGGCAATCCCAATTGAACGCACAAGCGGTCCCCCACAAACTCCACATATTGCGACATCAACTTCATATTCATCCCGATCATCCGGCATGGAAGCGCGACCGTGATAAACTCCTTCTCTATTTCCACCGCATCTTTCACGATGCTTTGCGCAATCGTCTTGTCGGTTTTTTCCAGCAACTTACTATAAAGCATAATCGCAAATTCGGTGTGGAGGGCTTCGTCTCGGCTTATGAACTCGTTAGACAAAGTGAGACCAGGCATGAACCCGCGCTTCTTAATCCAATAAATGGCGGCAAAACTGCTGCTGAAAAAGATACCCTCCACGCACGCGAACGCAATGAGACGCGTGGAAAATGACTGATCTCCCGAGATCCATTTGCGTGCCCAGTCGGCCTTCTTCTGAATACATGGTACTGTTTTAATCGCCGAAAACATGCGACCTCGCGTCTCGCGGTCCTTGATATAAGTGTCAATCAACAAACTGTACATCTCGGAATGGATGTTCTCCATCGCGATTTGGAATCCGTAGAAAGCGCGTGCCTCCGAGAGCTGTACGTCGGCCATAAATCTGGTTGCCAGATTCTCCATCACAATACCATCACTTGCCGCGAAAAATGCCAGGACCATAGAAATGAAATATTGTTCATCTTCGTTGAGCCGGCTCCAATCACCGAGGTCCTTGGACAAATCCACCTCCTCCGCGCGCCAAAAACAATCCACCTGTTTCTTGTACATTTTCCAAACGTCTTCGTCGCGCACTGGAAACATCACATAACGGGCCTCGTCTTCGTGTAAAATGATATCATGTGTGATCGGTCCGTCTTTCATCCTAAATAATATACTTTATAGATTTTATGTCCTTATTGGGAAATTGATTAAGACGAGTTCTTTGTAAGTTTACTGGATTTCAAACGCGGTTATGCAGTAACGCCCGCCTTCGGCGGGCTTTAAGCAGTCGGTCGGTCCTCCTTCGGAGGACCTTATCGTTTGAAACCCAATAAAACATTCATCAAAATATGTAAATGAATCAGTCCCCCCACTTGGATTTAGACACAAAAACCATCTATAAAATGGCATTCATCTACAATTCATTGGAACAGGGATGGAGTGTGAAAAAACGCGACGGCAACTATATATTCCAGAAGGCCCACAACGGGAAAAAAGAAATATTCCAAGACGATTATTTAGAAAAGTTTATTCTGGAGAACTCATCAATGGAGACGCTGAGGTAAAGAGTCGCACGACTTCCACCGGATTCGTGTTTTCGTGAGCAATAATACGCTCCATTTGGTGTGCGATTTCGTCTTCCAATAGAGGCAATCGCATATATAGCATTGGATTCACACTTTGGCCATCTGAATCAATGTACTTATCGGGATTGAATGCGATTATGATGATTTTTTGTGGCAATTCGTTCCTAGACTCTGGAGGGTGTGCTGCCGCAATAGGGTGTGCTGCCGCAATAGGGTGTGCTGCCGCAATAGGGGGTGCTGCCGCAATAGGGTGTGCTGCCGCAATAGGGTGTGCTGCCGCAATAGGGTGTGCTGCCGCAATAGGGTGTGCTGCCGCAATACAAAGCACCGTATCACCAATCACTATGCGGCAATCTATGCGTTCTCCAAATAAATATATCGGTGAGTCGTGTAAAAACCCATCAAACCGTGATGCCACAAACTGTTGCGTCGCCTGTTGTTTTGACCGATACAATGTCTGAAAAGTGAGAGGGTCATCAGGAAACAAGGTTGTATAACACGCAACACAATAGCCACGAAATCGCGGGTTCGCTGGCCGATCGTTACAATCGGCGTTGGCACAATTTGCGGTATCAGTTATCAACTTACAGACCGCGCGATTCGTCATCCCAGTTTTCTTATGTTCGGTGCAAAACTGTGGACCACCGTATTCCACACCATACAGAGGCCGATTGCGACACCCCACCATTTTACAAATCCGCGGCATTTTTCTAAATAATGTCCCGAAAATAAAAAGCGGGGACACAACGAGGCACTATTGAAAATGCCTGATATACATGATAAATTGGATGGATATCTACAGTTGTGTAGAGGACACATATAAACTGACAAAAAATGCCCATTTTAGAAACGCAAAATGCGGCATTTGCGCGATTATTTAGGAAAAAATATGTTTCCGAAGTATATATAAAAAATGGGAGGAGCACTTATGCAATTAGTCGCCTACGGCGCCCAAGACGTTTTCCTGACTGGAAACCCCGAGATCACTTTCTGGAAGGTGTCGTACAGACGCCACACCAACTTCGCCATGGAGTCTATTGAACAGACTTTCAACGGCCAGGCTGACTTCGGTCGCCGTGTTTCATGCACCATCTCCAGAAACGGAGATCTTGCCTACCGCACCTATGTCCAGGTCACTCTCCCTGAGATCAACCAGGGTATGGGTGCCTCCGGCACTGGCCCCGTCTATGCCCGTTGGTTAGACTACCCCGGTGAACAGCTCATTGCCCTCGTTGAGGTTGAGATTGGAGGCCAAAGAATTGACCGCCAATATGGTGACTGGATGCACATCTGGAATCAGCTTACCCTCTCTTCTGAGCATCAGGCTGGTTACTACAAGATG